ACGCTTCCCTGTGGTTTGCAGATCACATTTCTTGCGCGCTCCAGTGCAGACTCATATTGCTGGAGATCGATCCGGCCTCTTAATTCGGGGTTTATTTCTCCGACTGATGCATTGGTCTGTACCTTGATAACCCTGGGCATAACTAACTCAGCGTCAATCGGGTATCGACAATGGGAAAGTCCTGTATAAATTGAGTGCCTGTACCCATGCCGTCAGTTGCGGCGGCTTGTCTAAAATAACCGCCTCGCCCTCCTTCAGCGGGGTTGCCAAAGGTTATGCGCTCCCAGTGCTGTGCCTTGGAAATCTGATCCGTCACAGGGACGGCCAGATGCATGGCAACAGCATATTTTAATAACTGGACAAAGTAAGAGGGCATCTGAGCCTCAAGGGGGCGAAACTGATAGTCTATAGTAACTGCTGTAAAATCTGTGAATATTTCACCTTCGTAAACTTCCCAGCCGGAAGTCTGCGGAGTTGCCCCAACCTCGGATGAATTAAAAACAGCCCGTGGAACCAATGACATGGAATCACTGGGCATAGGAAATGATCTCGTCCACTCGTTGATCGGCTCCGCTGCAGAAGCCTGTAGGTCTGATTTTTTAATGCTAAATGACCACGGATACATAGATAGCACCATGTCTTTAACATCGGGGTAGAGCTGCTGGCACAACCCGGCCTGTGTCGTTCCATCAGAAAAAGACGAGATGGTATTCTCGCCTAGATAATTTAATGCACTACTGCAAATTGTTACATCAGTGTCATTGGTTGCCAAATTTTTATTCCTCTACAAAAAGTGTGGCGGGGGAGAAGAAGAGGAGCAAAACTCCCCCGCCTATTAGTCGACTAAACCCTAATCGGAGTCCGTGGCACTCACTGCTGTGCCGTCGCCGATATCGACGACTCCAGAAGCAACTGACACTACAGGGTGTAGACTGTAGGTTCGAGTGCCGCCAGTTGATGCGTGGACGTAAATTAGATCGCCCACCTTTAACAAGTCAGAGGCATCATTAAAATACCCGCTGGCATCTATAGCTGTTTTCGCATCAGTCGAGGTGTAGCTCCAAACCTGGGGAGCATTACCCGCTTTTGACTGACCGCCGATAGGTTGTAGTCCCGCTACTGCATAAGCCATAGTCTACCTCCTACTCTCTAGCCGTGATAATTACGATACCTTCAGCGTCAATTGCGACTGCATTTGCTGAAAGCATCACGTTAGTCAACCAGGAAGCCTTTTCAGCTACATAATTGATTTCCGTTTTGGGGCCAATCCCCTCTGCATAACCGACTGAATCTTTGTGCCAGGCAAAACAGGTTCTGTCTGAGGAGCCGTCTATTGCGAGACCGCCTTCATCCATGTCACCTATCATTATTACCTTAAAGCCGAGAAAATTATCGATCTTCCCGTCAGTCATGGCTTTGTGCAACACATAGTCTTGCGATGCGGCTTTTTCTTCAGCTAATAGACTAGCAAGCCCATCAGCGGAAATTGCCATGAACCGGTCAGCCATTGGAACATTCTTACCGTTAAGGAGGCGTGCCGCCTCTAAAACTTTAGATACATTTACGTTGGTATTTGAACCCCCAATGCTGTTGGCTACAGTTAGAGACGAACTGGAATTTGCTAGAGCATCCAGTACAATCTGGTCACAACGCCGTCCGATTGCATTGCCCAGAGTCTGGACAAGCTCCTGACGCTCGTCATAGTTTACTTTCTGCTGATCGAAGATCGAAGTATATTCGGGTGCGGCATAGTTGCTCATTGAAACGCTCACATTGGTATGTGAAACATTTAATGGAACTAGATCGGTTTGAGGAACGACAACCCCGGCAGATCCTTTTGCTATTTTAGGAAACTGCACGGTGTTACCTACAACACCTGTTCTTGTGCGAGTCGTACCAGCCAGCTTTCGCTCGGCTTGATAGGCTTGCTTTACTTCAGCCTCGAAGAGCGTAACAAAGTTTGTGGATAGTGATATTGCCACGATACTCTCCTAATAAAGTTAAGGTTAAAATTAATTCGCAAACAGGTGGGGAAAAATTCCGGCTGTATAGCTTGCGGCTAGGTTACCGCCAACCAACCGACTCCAGAAAGGAGGTAGGGTTAATCTATCTATAAAGCAAAGTTGTTATGGGAGTCAATAGACTATGTGCGGTATTAAGCAAATAGACGAACTATACCCAGCATTAAAACGACACCGGCAACGGAGTTAACAAACATTAAAGCCCGGTCATGCCAGAGGTAACCCACATATGCCCAGCCTAAAATACCTACAAGCGACAGGTACAAGTCCCAACTGGTAAAGCCGAATGCCCTACAGCCTATTGCGAGGGTCAATATAAAACTGGAGATCCACTTTACCCACCAGGATAGATCGCCTTTAGGGGTAACTTTAGCCAAGGGAGGGCATTACCCCCTCGGCGTTGGGGTTCATTTTTTCCAGAACCTTGTAGACTTTCTGCCTGTAAGCCGGATCGCTGTTGTATTTGGGATCAGCTATCATGCTTTCCAGTTCTGCCTGGGTAGGTATATCAGCACCGTCTGGCGTTACATTTACAGGGATTGTCTTCTCGCCATAATATTGCCTTAATTTGGTCAGTGCCTTGATACCCTGTGCCGTGCCTCCCCACACCTTAAACTCTTCAAAATCATCGGATGTCCACGCCCCTCTCTCCACTAGAGACTGCGCCCATTTCACATGGCCGTTTATAACATCTTCGCCATTCGGCCCCAGTTTTGCCAGCTCCTGTTCACGGTCAAACTTTTCCTCAGCCGCCTGGTCTTCGCTGGGCATATTGTCTTTAACCAGACCGACAATAGACTCGAAATCGTCTTGAGTTAAACCACGGTCTGCCGCAATCTTTTTAAAATTAGTTAAGAGTTCGTCATCCTCCGGGATAGCTTCATTTAAAAACTTGAGGTCATAATTGCCGTCTTCCGGGGCTTGATGTTTGCCGCCTCTAAGTTTCTTATAAAGTTCATCTTGACTTTTTGCCAACGCCTCATAATCAGCCCCGTTTTCATCATTCCAAAATCTATCGGGGAGCCAGTCGGGTTTGCCGTCCTCGGTGGGTTCCTGATGGGGGATCTCCTCTACAGGTGTCTCCACTTCGGGTTCTGCTATTTGTGCGCTGTCCAACAGCCCCTCTTCCTGTTGTGCCTCCTGTTGGGGTTCCTGTTCCTGTACTTCTTCGTCTGCCATTTTATTGCTCCTTTGCTCGTAATGCTCTGGTTTGTATTTCTCGAATTAAAGTATTCTGTCCCTCCCGGAAATACCCGAAGTCCGTCTGGTATCCCGGAGCCCAGGTAGGCTGTAACAGATAACTTTCTGTCAGCCACTCCATCATCCGCTGTCCGTCATCACTCTCCAGTATCCGCTGAATAGAGCGGTCTACTTCTGCCTGTTGGGATTGGCTGTACTCCAGGGGAAGCGGATTTTCTGCGTTTACTCCATCCCAGCCCGGAGTCGATATGTCAATAACCTCTGCCACTAATTAATCTCCTTCTTTTTCTCTGCATCTTTTTTTTCTTTTTAGCCTTCTTCAACGGGAGCCTCCTGTTGCATTTGACCCTGTGCCATCAGAGCCTGTTGTGCTATCTCCTCCATTTCCTGACGCTCTTCGTCACTGGTTCTCAATGTCATTGGTACGCCAATCTTGTCTGCGACATAATCTGAAATTGCATCCATTTTGGCTGTGGCAATTCCGCTGGGGCCAAGTTGACTGGCAATTGATACCCACTGCATCACATCCTGTACATCGTCCATATTCTGCGCCATTGCCAGCGGAGATACGGGGACTACTTTAACTTCCAGTCCGTTTACACGGAGAGGCAAAGTAATGAGACCATTTTCGTGCATAATCTGGAGACTGCGCCTTACCATTGGTATCATAGCCTCTGTTATCATCCGACCAAAAGCTGACCCCAAATTGGTGCTGAGGTCTTTCATGCGTTCTACGATTTCCGTAGCAGACCGGGCAGACATATTGTCTGGAGGCAAGCTGTCATCCAGTAAAACTTTTTTGACGTTGGCTCTCAAATCTCCCAATACCAGTTGCGTTAATTGCAGATCGCCGGAACGGGGAAGCGGTTGTAGGGATGGCCCCCTGGGGCCGCCGTTGGAGGCTACAGGAATAACGGCTCCGGGGACTACCCTGATGGTTTGTGGGTTTAACACGCCATCGTCAATTGCCGTAAAGACACCCGCTATATTGAGGGATGCATTTTTAAGCAACAATTCTACAGTCTTGTTAAGAGACATCACATCATGGAGACATTGAACCATTGGCCCTCTTCCATAAATTTCCCCGGATACCTTCATAAATCTGGAGACTACCCACGGTGAGGAGGTAAGTTTTCTATAGACCAGGACATCTGTCTCGCTGTCGTCCTTGTAGCAGAGGTAATAGCCATACCCGCCTTCTTCGGGAGTAATAATTGTACTCTCTTGCAAGTCGATTGGCTCTTGCGGTTTATCTTCTACAATGCGTTTAAGTTTATCCGGCAACTGGGCATCCGGCCACTGTCGCTGGATGTTCTCCGCTGGAACCCTGACTTTGCGGTAAACATTTTCTACTGTACCATTCGGCCCTTCTTCGAGAGCCACCATGTATTGAGGAATTGCCTGGAAGGTTATTAGGTTAGTTTCATCGCCGGGCTGTATAAGCATTACACCAGTCCCAACGCAGAGATCCATTAAAAACTCTCCCATTGCCAGATCAAAGTTTGTCTGCCTCAACAGGGTAAAAAATTTCTCGGTGTAATTCTGGAGACCCTCCCGAACTACATCTTTCTGTTCCTCTGGAATGTCTGTACCAGGTTGCAAGTCCATCCACTGCTTGTCAGGCGGGAATAGCCCGGACTGAATGCGGTTGGCAAATCTTTGCACACCAGCCACCGCAGTAGAGTCAAAAACTTGCGCCCCTTTGTGACGGCCCCCTACTTTTCCTTCGTGGTAACCGTCATATAAATTTCTTTGGGGAAGGCCGTAGATGTAACACTGTTCGTAGAGATCACGCCAGTTTTCTTTTCGAGACCAGGCGGCCTCGTATCTTTTCTTTAACGCCCCCGCCGACATTTTCATTAGGCACGCCTCACTGGTGGCCCCAGAGTTGTTCCCAGTCCTTGACCGGATTGCACGCCTTCACCCGTTACACCCAAAGGTGATCCGGCGATGAGGGGTCTGGCTCTGCGCCGTCTGGCTCTCATTCTGTCCCCCGCTTGCTGAATAGCCGCACTATCGCCCGTACCTATTGCACGCAGAGCAGTCTGTAAATCCCGGTTGTCTGCTTTTTGTCTCGGTGTAAATGCTGATCTTACAGCCGCCACTGCACCGCCCATTATACTGTCCTTCCTTGAGATTCTCGGCTAAAAGTCGGGCCGAAGGTTGATTGAGCGGGGACACCCTCATAAGGATTTTCCCGCATTCCAAAAATTAATTGTCTGTTTCCGGCACTGCGCCTGGCTCTTTTTCTGGCGGCAATTTCTTCAGCAGACTGCCTCTCCTGTGCCTCCAGTCTTTCCTCTTGTTCTCGTTGCCGCCTCAGCAGTTCGGGATCTGGCCCCGGAGCCGCTGGCATTTTAGGTGCAGAAAATAAACCGCTCATTCTATGTCCTCGCAAACATGATAAAATCCTGACCGTCCGGGCCATACTTTTCCAAACGACCTTCTTCCTTAAAGTACAATGTTTTTATCCATTTGAGAGCCAGAACATTTTGTGAATGTACAGTGACCTGAAGGCGTACAAGATTTAACTCTGACATAAATAAATCAAACATATGCTTGGTAACCCGGTGGAAGGGGCGTGCTATATCTGTCAAATTGACATCAGTAATTAACCAGCATTCCGCTACACCCTCCCAGAGGGGTATGCATCCAAAAATACCTACGGGTCTGCCGTGATGGACAGCGGCATAGGCTGGCCCCATTTTGGAATAACCTTCTAAAATAGTCGGAAATTCGGGGATGGTGTCAAAGAAAACTCTGTCATGCTCCCGGACAGTCATCATACCTACCAGGGCGGGATGAAACTCTATAATCTTGGGGTCTGAAAGTTTGTAGGTCTCGTTTATTTTTTCTACATCATTAAGCAAAGACATTAAAATCCGTAATGGCACTTGGCTGTCTTGTCCAGTGAACTGGAGCCTTGGTCATCCTCTTGTGTTCCCCGCCGCCCAGCATCAGGTATCCAAATGCATCGCCAACGTGGGAGTGTTCGTTTTTGTTAGGGACGTCCTTGAACCTCTCCTGACCCGATCCCATCGACACCCTGGAGAAGTGATAGCCCCCAGCTAAAGCCTTCCGGGTACGACTGCATTTCTTGTCTACCAGGAGACCGGGTTTTTTGTCTATAAACCGAATCATCGGAGAAGCCATGGCCTCTCGCCGTGTCTTCCAGTCATTGGTGTGTGTCGGTCTCGCCATCAGGCCAATAGTCTTGAGATGGTCAAAAGCTGTCACTTCGTATATTTGATCACGTTGCTGACCAGCCGGGTCACCCCACACCATAACCTCGGCGTTAGGAAACATTGTCTCTAGCTCGGCCTTTAACTGATTGCCGAATCTTTCCAGCCCCATGTCAAAGGTTACCAGTTCGTGAATTATTCGCCACTGGCCGGATACAGTGCGTTGACCGAAGACTGCTGCCGGGGTCAATCCAAAGTCCAGTCCTATCTGCAAGGGCAGAGCGGGATCATATTCCAGCCCCTCGTGGGTCATCAGTTCATCATCGTATTCCGGGGTAATGGGTTTGCCTTCCTGGACATACTGATATTCACCCTTGGCATAGCACCTGATCCAGTCAATTGTCTTGCCTCCAACTAATTGATCGTAGTAACCGCCTGGCAGATTTTTTAAATTCTCTGCCGCCGGGTTTGTCATCCACCACTTGCCAGCCGAATTAACAAAGCCGTTGAACTCCGGCTCTTCGGGCAAGTCTTCGTGGGGTACTTCAATAACTCCGGCGGGTTGTCTATAGAATTTCCAAGCATATTTCCCAAGGGGGGCTTCCTTGCCCTCGGCCAGTCTGTACCAGTAATGGTCGTCATGCATGGGGTTGGTGTCCATCCATATACCTCGCCAC